AGTTATGGTATAGAAAATTTTATAGACATTGTAAATGGTAAGACACAAGATATAGTAAAGGCACCAAACTATGACAGATACCATGACAATGAAATTATAGAATGGTGGAGAAAGATGGCAACAAAAAGATTTGACAATCTAAATAAGGATGGTCGTTTACGAAATGACCTAGAAGTGTGGACAAAAGATAGTGATATTGATATTATCAGATGACGCTTGACAATTATGAACAAATGGTGTATATTATACAAAACTAAGGAGAAATTATGAGTGATTTTTTAAAAGACATTATCAAAGATACAGGCAACGAATATGCCACATTAGCAAAAGATGGTGTTGCTGGAGGTGATGTCGATTCGTTTATAGATACAGGCTCATACTCTTTCAATGCTTTATTATCAGGTTCAATTTATGGTGGTTTACCAAACAATCGTATCACAGCAATTGCTGGTGAGGCTGCGACAGGTAAAACATTCTTTGCATTAGGCATAGTAAAAAGTTTTTTAGATAAAGACCCCAACGCAGGTGTTATCTACTTTGAATCAGAAAATGCTATCTCAAAAGACATGATTGAAACTCGTGGTGTAGATAGTAGCAGAATAGTTGTAATGCCAGTTGCAACAGTACAAGAATTTAGAGCACAATCAATTAAAGTAATTGAAAAATACTTAGAACAACCAGAGGCAAGTAGAAAACCTATGATGTTTGTATTAGATAGTTTAGGTATGTTATCTACTACAAAAGAGATGGAAGATACGGCTGCTGGTAAAGAAACAAGAGATATGACAAGAAGTCAAATTGTTAAATCTACTTTCAGAGTATTGACCTTAAAACTAGGTCAAGCAGGTGTTCCCATGATTATGACCAATCATACATATGATGTAATTGGTTCTATGTTCCCACAAAAAGAAATGGGTGGCGGCTCAGGTTTGAAGTACGCTGCTTCATCAATCATCTACCTAGGTAAGAGAAAAGAAAAAGACGGTACCGAAGTAGTTGGTAATATCATTCATTGTAAAAACTTTAAGTCAAGAATAACAAAAGAAAATGCTCAAATTGATGTACGACTATCCTATAAACAAGGTTTAGATAGACATTATGGTCTGTTAGAACTAGGTGAAGAGTGTGGTGTATTTAAAAAGGTATCTACCAGATATGAAATGCCAGATGGCACAAAGGTATTTGGTAAGTCTATCAATACAGAGCCAGAAAAATATTTTACAAATGAGGTATTAGATAAGATTGATGAGTACACAAAAAAGAAATTCACATACGGACAAGACGAAGATTAGAAGATATACCTTTGCTCAGAAAGAGGGCACAGATTATTCTTGTATCAAGTTGACAGAGGGTAAATTCAAAGATGTAATTTACCATTACGGTAGAGTTGCGTTTGCGCCTGATTCCGAAGAACAACCTGACGGCAAGTTGCCAATGAAGTTTGACTATACAGTTGACAAAAATCCTAATGACCTGGATTTGCTTGACAATTCTGAGTTTATAGAGTATATTGGTGACATATTATTAGAACTACTGGAAGAGAAATTAAAAGATGGTACAGCAATCACGAATTGAAAATACAATACTAGGCAGCCTCTTCTATAAAGAGGATTATACTAGAAAAGTTTTACCTTTTATCAAAGAAGAATACTTTGGTAATCGTGTTGAACAATTATTATTTGGTGAAGTATTTAAATTTATTGAGAAGTATAATAATCTTCCGACTAAAGACGCCATTTTAATCGAACTTAATAATAGAAGAGATATTAATGAAGAAGAACTACAACATCTAAAAGATTATGTTGTTGCAGTAGAAGATAGTGAGGCAGATGAACAATGGTTATTAGAAACTACAGAGAAGTTTTGTAAAGACCGTGCCGTTCACAATGCAGTATTAAGTGGTATCAAAATACTTGATAACAAAGATAAGAAACAAACCCCTGAGGCAATACCACATATCTTATCAGAGGCATTAGCTGTATCATTTGACAAGTCAGTTGGTCACGATTATATTGAAGACGCAGAAGCCAGATTTAAATTCTACCACACAAAAGAAAAAAGATATCAATTTGATTTAGATTATATGAATAGAATCACCAAAGGTGGTGTTCCTAGTAAGACATTGAATATTGCCCTTGCAGGTACAGGTGTTGGTAAATCATTATTCATGTGTCATGTTGCTTCAAGTTATTTACTACAAGGTCTAAATGTATTGTATATTACATTAGAGATGGCAGAGGAAAGAATTGCAGAAAGAATTGACGCCAACTTATTAGATGTTACAATGGAAGACCTACATGATATGCCTAAACAATTGTATGATGGCAAGATTAAAAAGTTGAGAGAAAAAACACAAGGTCAACTTATTGTCAAAGAATATCCAACGGCGTCTGCTCATGCAGGCCATTTTAAATCGTTGATTAATGAATTAGCTCTAAAGAAATCCTTTAGACCTGATGTCATCTTTATTGATTACTTGAACATTTGTGCTTCAAGTAGATTTAAAGGTGGTAATATTTCGTCTTACTTTTATATTAAAGCAATTGCTGAAGAACTAAGAGGTTTGGCTGTAGAACAAAATGTACCAATCTTTAGTGCGACACAAACAACCAGAACAGGTTTTGTGAGTACAGATATTGGTCTTGAAGATACTTCCGAATCTTTTGGTCTTCCGGCAACTGCTGACTTTATGTTTGCCTTGATGTCAAATGAAGAACTAGAGGCTTTAGGTCAGATGAAAGTAAAACAGTTGAAGAATAGATACAATGACCCAAGCGTAAACAGAGCATTCATTATTGGTGTTGACAGAGCCAAAATGAGATTGTATGATGTACAACAAGCAAGTCAAAACATTGTTGATTCAGGTCAAGTAGAAGAAAAAGAGGACGCTTATAATAAGTTTAGTGATTTTAAATTGTAATATATGGTAAAGAATAAAACACAAAAGGTAAGATTTCACAAAGGCGATAAGAGGCCAGGTAATACATTGGGACACAAAAAATTGAGTTATACAGTAGAAATGATTAAAGAAGGCCGTAAGATTTTATGGCATGTAATAGAACAACCAACAAACAATGTAGTTGGTAAATACTTCTTTGAAGATGACGCACAAGAGTTAGCAGACTTTCAAAATAAAAATAAAGTCTGGCAGGTAAATGGAGGAATACCTAGATTCCTCTGGAATTATATGGCTGGTTCCTACAGCTAGTTGCCAAATGTTCCTAAATAGTGTAAGGAGTATTAAATGGCAGAAATTAAATTTGACGATTTACTAAAAGAGTTTGCAGGTACAACTGTACCTAGATGGACAGCTCTAGTTAGTAAGATTGCAAGTAATGATAAATTTACCATAAACAAAACAAATACAGAGGTTACTCTAAAGTATCTTTCAAAAGAACTTGAAGGATTGTTTAAAGACGGTAAAATTACCACTATACAAAATAATTATAGAGGTAAACCATTATTCAAAGCCAGTAATGGTTCTGAATTAAAACTATCAGACTTATTTAAATCCTCAGATTTTGGTGGTGGTAAAGGTTCAGGTGGTGGTGCTGAAGAAACTGAACGAAATGAATCAGCACAATGTTTATATGCAGGTCTTGTTTACTATGTTTACAAGAAACAAATGAATATAAACAAAACTCCTAGTAAAAAAGACTTTGTTGACGCTTTTAAATATTGTGATGTGTCTGCTAAGTTTGAAGATTTATTAGACTTACCATATCATTGGCATTACTCATCTATATTAGGTGCAAACAAACTATTTGAAACATGTAAAGGTGCTTATGAATTTCACAGAGGTTCATCTACGGTAGATTTAATTGAAAATAAATTTAAAGATATAAACCGTATAGAAAAGGCATTTGGTAATTTAAACAAATGGTCGCCTGCTGATATATACATGTTCACAACAAGAGGTAAGGCAGCTGTTAGAACAGAGATAAGTCAAGCAACAACTATACAAAATTTAAACAATTTGATGTTAAAGTATATCAAGTCAAAAGATATTGTTGGGGTTTCATTAAAAAAAATTGAAGGTGTTAGAGCTAAACTAACCGAAAACAATATGTCTGATAACAAATCTTCCGTTACATATACAGGTTATCAAATTGTTGCAAACAATAAAACGGATATGTTTGATAGTATGGATATTTACTTGGAACATAGTAAAGGCAAAACACAATTCAGGTCATTTGGTGGTACAGCACTAACTGGTTGGCAAGGTGAGGGAAAAGGCGCTACGGCTAATCAAGGTAAGATATCATTAGGTCCTTTAAATTTTATTTTGAAAGCCAATGGTGTTGCACCATTACCAGAAAGTCAGGTGTCGGCTAGACTTGCTACATCTCCGAACAGTAGTTATTTCACAGAGTTTTATGATACAGCAAAAAGATTGAAGGTAAAAGGTCTTGATAAATCACAAAAGGGGTTTATAGCCAGATGGTATAGAGCACCTAACCCATGGAAGTATTCAAAATATCTTGGTATTCTATTGGTGGATAGAATTGCCAATTTACCAGCCAAACAAAGAAACAATGTAATGACAGATATATTCTTATATTCTGCCTCTAAATCTAATTTCGCTGGACCTTACCTCAAACTTGAATAATCTTATAAATAGTATTGGTATTTGTTAATGAATTTGCATGAAAGGGCTTGCCAAACGCTCAATTTTATAGTATAATGGACAAAAATGAGAGAGAAAAATGTTTAATTTTAAAGG